CTGGATATCGTTCAAGAGGCTCTTTTGATGCTGGTGCAGAAACCATAACAATTAGACCTATGGGTCCATCGAAACGTGGTGAAGAATTTAGCACCATGCAACATGAACTTCAGCATGCTATAGCAAATGCAGAAGACTGGTCATCCGGAGGCAGTATTTCCGGTGTTAGGGCTTTTCTTCATAATAAGCTTAGAGCTGAATTCATAAAACGAGCCAAGAAATATAATGAAAGTGGTCAGCATGATTACGGCGAAGGTTTGGCGTTAGATCGGATGCAAGCTGAATTATATAGACTTCGTCAGCCTTTGGGTCGAGATAAGAATAAAGCATTTTTTGATGAAATGGAAGATAACTATTTGGCTCTTGCTGATGAATCTCAAGCCAGATTAGTTCAGAAACGATCTCATATGTCTCAAGACGCAATGGATGCTGATCCGTTTTACGAAAGATATGATATTCCTTTTAATGAAATGATTTTAAAACCGCAGGGCAAATAATGTTAAGCGATGATGACATTTTAGCAATAGTGAGCTCTGAGCTATCCTTAGCTGATAGTTCTACTTACAACGGCGTAGGCAACGTTAGTCTTGAGGAAGCTCTCAAATACTATCTTGGTTTACCTAACGGCACTGAGGTAGAGGGCAGAAGCCAGATTAATTCTACTGACGTAGCAGACGCTATTGAGTGGATACTTCCTCAGATCATGAAATCCTTTACCCAGAATAATGAAATTGTTATCTTTGATCCGGTACACCAGGGCGACGAGCAACAAGCAGAGCTGGAATCAGAGTACGTCTATGAAGTGCTTATGAAGCAAAATGACGGCTTTATCGTTCTTCACCAATTCGTTAAAGATGCTCTAATGCAAAGGAATGGTATACTCAAAGTATATTACGCTAAACATGATGAAACCAAAACATCGGATTATACCGGCATCAACGAGGATCAATTAAACGCTCTCTTATCTGCAGAAGGCGTTGAAATGCTAGAGCAGTCTGAATATATCGACGAACTTCAGACTAGACAAAAGCAAGAGGCTATTCAAGGACAGTTACAACAATTACAACAGCAGCAGCAACCTATTCCTCAAGAATTGCTTATTGAACTAGAAAGACCTGTTATCCTTTATGACGTTAAGCTAGCAATTACCAGGTCTCGTGGTCAAATATACGTTGATCCGGTTCCTCCTGAAGAATTTCGTCTTAATGCTCAACATAATTCAATTAACCTAGATGACGCTAGATTTACCGCTCACGTCATTCTGAAGCCTTCTTCTGATGTCATCGAAGAATACGGTCTCAGCAAAAAAGAAGCTGAAGACTTGCCTGAAGGTTCTAATTTCTATGATAGAGAATACCGTTTCTCTATGATGAACGAGTCTGTCTTTTACGATAGAGTAGACTCTGGCGATAGGTCTCAGAGACTCCTGGAGATATCAGAATGTTATCTTCAAATGGATATAGATGAAGTCGGCGTTTCTAAGCTGATGAAAGTAACTGTCGCCGGTGGTGATGCTCCTACTCATATGCTTAATAAAGAAGAAATTGATTCGATGCCTTGGATATCTACTACTGCATTCTTAATGTCTCATAAATTTCAAGGTATGTCTATTACTGATCGTCTTAAGCAGATTCAGGATCAGAAGACAGCTCTCTGGAGGAATATGTTTGATAATATGTATCTCCAGAATAACCAGCGGAACGTGGTTATCGAGGGACAAGTCAATATGGACGATTTGTTGGTTTCTCGTCCTGGAGGCATTATACGCGCCAAACGTTTGGACGCGATAACTCCCTTGATAACCCCCCAATTAGGTCAAGATGCTTATAACATGATGACCTACTTAGATCAGGTCAGAGCCGGTCGAACTGGTGTTGACCCTGATGGCCAAGCAACTCCTCAAAACATTGGCGATCGTGTGGGTAGCCAAGGTGTTGAGCGCTTGATGAACGCGAAGGAGGAGCTGGTTGGTCTTATTATTCGAGTAATCGCTGAAACTGGTATTAAGCCGCTGTGTACTAAAATTCGCGACTTATCTATGAAGCATATGGATGCGGTTATTGATTTTCGATTCAGAGGACAATGGTATCAAATTACACCTTCTGAATGGCCAGATCGTACTAATTGTACAGTTCGCGTAGGTACTGGTACAGGTAACCATCAACTTCAAGTTATGGCTTTGACGCAGGTTTTAACTCTACAAAAAGAATTGGGAGTTGCTGGCAGCATTCTCGTTAGCGACAAAAGAGCGTTCGATACAATGGATGATTTCTGTAAATTCTCTGGGCTTAATGGAGCAGTTCGTTATTTCGTAGACCCTGATTCTCCAGAAGGCCAACAAGCAAAACAAGCTCAACAGCAACAACAAAAAGAAGAGCAAGAGAAGAATGATGCAGAACGAATGTCTATAGCTACTGCTAATCTTAAGGTTGCTGAAGCAGAAATTGTTAAAGCGAAAGCCCAGGCTGATAATGTTCAGCTTAAGGCTCAAATAGATCAAACGAAAAATTTGCTTACTCACCAAAAACAAATGTCTGATGCTACTATTCAGTCTCTTAAACAGCAATTAGCTGAATTAGAAGCTCTTATGGGTCAATCTGATAAAACTAAGGATAGAAAGCAGAAAGAAGATGATTCAATTAGACGAACCGCCCTCGAATTAACCAGGATTGAAAAAGATTCTGAGAAAGAGGAAAATGCTAATTTTCAAAAGAATAAAAAGGACGCAGCATGACTGAATTAACCGATACGCAGAAAGACCAATTATCTAATGAGCAGCTCTTAGGAGGCAAAGCTCAACGGTCTTATGATGAATATATACAAGAATTTTGCGAGCAAAAACGACTATCTTTATTTGATAGTTTTCGTAATTTGTCGCTAACGGATGCAGAAAACTTAATGGAAGTTAAGCGTATGTTGTTCGCCATAGACGCGCTTGAATCTGAAATTTTGACTGTTATCGAGACTGGTAAATTAGCCAGTATATCTTTAAATAAACAAGAGGTTAAGCACTAATGAGCAAACCTGCCGCAGAAATGTCTACCACTCTAACCCAGGAGAAAATGCCTGAGTCGAGCGTAGATGCAACTGATGAAATAGCAGCACTATTAGCTGGAGACGAAGCAACTGAATCTGAAGATACTACAGACGAGGAAACTCAAACTGAAGAATCTACAACAGACGAAGAAGAAGAATCCAATGAAGAAGCTGAAGATGACGAGGAAGAAGAAACTGATCTTGCCGCCATCGCTGATGACGAAGCAACCTGGGAAACTGTACTAGGCGTAGAAGATGGGAAACTGAGCTATGACGAAGCTGGCGACATTAACGGCGTCAACGTCAAAGTAAACGGTGAAACATCGACTATCAGTATGGCAGACCTAATTGTCGGTTATCAAACCAATAAAAGCGTAACGCAGCGAAGTCAGACTTTAGCTGATGAAAAGAAGGCTTTTGATGGTGTAAAGGAACAAATAGAGCAGTTATATGCATCTAGACTTTCGTCAGTTGATGCCTTAACTAAGCATTTTGAACAACAATTAATTTCTGAGTATGATAACATAGACTGGGAAAAATTGAGATCATCTGATCCAGCGGAATATGCCGCTGCAAAACAGGATTTCTCAATCAAAGCTGGTGAGCTTCAGAAGATTCAAGACGCTATATCTAATGATATGACGGTGCGAAATGAAGAAGCTGCTAAGCAGCAAGGCGAGTCTGCTCAGAGGTATATGAAAGAACAGTTCGATCTTATGATTGGAAAGAATCCCGAATGGTCTGATGAAACAATTAGGAATACCGCAAAGGATTCCTATAAAAAGTTTGTATCAGAACAATATGGATTTAAAGACCAGGAATTCGATTCTGTGTTCGACGCAAGATTAATTGAACTTATTAAAGATGCTAAGAGTTACCATGAAGGTCTTAAGGTCGCTGGAAAGAAGAAGCAAAAACCTGTTCCTAAGTTCCAAAAGAGCAGAGGCGCGTCTAAGAAGACAGTCTCTAAATTGGATAAACTTACTGCTGCTAGTCGTAACGCACATGGCGAAGAAAAACGCGATTTGCAAAAATCGGCTGTAGCAGAACTTCTATTATCAGGAGGCCAATAAAATGGCTGCAGCAAACTTAGATAGTGCAGACCTTAAAGGTGTGCTAGTCGGTGGTTTGATCCGAGAAGATGTCATGAACAAGATATGGGACATCTCACGGATTCCTCTACCATTTACCGACATGATCGGTACGGGTTCGGCGAGAAATGAGTACAAAGAGTGGACTACTGACTTTTTGGCTCAGCCGGACAAAACTAACGCTGTTATCGACGGCTCGGATGCCTCGGGTAACAATACGGCGACCGGTGCTCGCGTAGGTAATCATCATCAAATCTCGGACAAGGTAGTACGTGTATCTTATCGGGCTGATGCTTCTGATACTATCGGGCGAGCGAAAGAACTGAGCTATCAGCTTATGAGACGTCAGCAAGAACTTCGGCGTGACGTTGAAGCAATATCTTTGGAAAATCAGGCGTCCTTTGCTGATACCGGTGCCGTAGCCGGTAAAGTAGGTGGATTTCCGACCTGGTTAATCACTAACTACACACCTCGTACTGGTGGTGTATCTGGTGGTTTCGATAAGGCTGGTGGCGGTACTACCGTTACTACAGTCTTTACCGCTGCTACTGCGTTAGCTGCTTTAACTGAAACGGAAGTTCGTGATCGCGTTGAGGATGTATACAACGAAGGTGGTAACGTAACGAAGCTGATGACAATCCCAGGTCTATGCCGGAAGTTCTCGGAATACCTGTTTACTTCATCCGCTCGTGTTGCGACCTTGATGAGCGATCAGGGTAAAAGCAAGGAAAAGGCTGCCGCATTAGGTTCGGTTAATGTTTTTGTTACAGATTTCGGTACTTTGGATATGGTTCCGAATCGTCTGCAGCAGAAGCAACAAACCGTAGCAGCAGATGACTCCGCGATCGTGTTTTATATTGATCCGGAATATGTATCTCTATGTTACCTGAAAGGGTACCGCACTGATACCCTGGCGAAAACTGGTTTGGCAGAAAATCGTCAAATGAGTGTCGATTGGACTCTTATCGTGAATACTGAAAAGGCTCACGGTATGACTACCGATATCGACTTTACCGCTGCTGTTACCGCGTAATGTCGGAAAGTAAGAAAAAGACTGGTGGAGCTGCCCCTAAGAAGGCAGCTGCTCCAGCAGATGTCAATACGGTCGTCAAGGTAAGGAATATCTCTGGCGGATTAATTAACACGAAATCTGGACCAATTGATGCCGGTGAAAAAGGAAAAGCGACTATCGGTGAACTACGGTCTTATAGTGGTTATTTGGAACAAGCATAATGGATGAAGTAATTAGAAGTGATTTGCATTACCAGGAACATACAGGAGTGCTGACCCATAAAACGACTCAGCCTTCTGAAAATTTGATTCTTGAACGAAACGCTGAGCTGCGTAAAAATCCTGGAGTAATCAGAGACCTCGGAGCTCAGGGTAAAGACGGTTCTTGGGGACGGCAAATCGCTTCTATTCCTTTCATCAAATATGAAGAAGCTATTAGAGCCGGATTTGAATTAACTAGTGGCGATGCAGAGTACCGATCGAAAGAACTGTTTCGCTTTTTACAATCCGAAGAAGGCAAGAAATGTCTTGTCCAAGGGTGAATCAAAATGAAATTTGCTATATTTGGTAATACGAGTACTACAGCTTCGGCAGACTCAAGGGCTGCTAAAGCTTATTGTGCAGGTTGGGGTCATCAAGTTGGATTAGGATTAATTGGTGATGTTCCTTTTGCGGCGAATATAGAAGGTGAAAATAAGACCGCTTGGGAAGCTGGTTTTAATGATGCTTTAGCGGGTTCTATCCCGCTTAATGCGACTCATTGCGCGCTTCCTGCTTTTAAAACAGTGCCCAATATCGTAGGTCTTACACAGGTTGCTGCCGATCTAGCTATCATAGCTGCCGGATTAACAGTCGGTGGTAAGACGAATACGAATGATCCTGTCACTGCTCAAGCTACGGCAGCAGAGACTAAAGTTAATGAAGCCTTTGCTTTAGCTTATACGTTGACAGTATAATGTCTCGTTTATTGATGATGAGGACCAGAGGATTATATGGTCCATTCTTTGATCGGAATTGCGGCAATCGTGCCGCACATCCTTTAGCTCATACCCAGGGTAATTTTATTAGCAAGGATGGTCTTGGTCTTGGTCCTGAACTTATTCTTAACGGTGGATTTGATACCGATACTGTTTGGGGCAAAGGTACGGGATGGTCAATCGCTGCAGGAGTTGGTCATTGTGACGGTACTCAAGTAGGACCATCTCTTATGAGCCAGGCTTGTTCTCCGCTACTTGGACGTACTTATCAAATTATTTTTACAGTATCAAATTATGTAGCCGGTAATGTAAGATCACGACTTGGGTCAGGTGGCGGATCAGCAGACGGTCTTAATAGAGCAGCTAACGGCACGTTTTCTGATTTGGTAACTTACCCTGGTGGAACGAGTGTTCATATGCGCGCTGATCTTAATTTTGTTGGCGACGTTGATAACGTTTCGATGAAATTGCTTTTAGACTAAGGATAATTATGAATTTTACTGAAATCACAGATACTGCTTTATCTTACTCAGATCGTACGGATACTGAAGTCACTAGTCGTATGGATAAATTTCTTTTAATGACTGAAGCTCGCATTAATAAGAAATTAAAAGTCACTAGTATGTCTGCTAGGTCTTTAATTGATTTAGCATCAGCTACTCCGGATCAAGTAGTTTTTGCGTTGCCGTCTGATTTCGGTGGTCTTAGAAGTATTAAGATTGATAATGTAGGTGGAAGGCAATGTACATTAACATATGTTAATCCGGAACAGCTCGCTAATAGAATAAGTTTAGGTGAATTTGGATTGAATAGAGCTAACCAGAGAGTTTATTACAATATTGTAGCTAAAGAATTGCACTTATATCCAAATCCAAATATCGGCAATTTAGAAATTACATATTACCAAAAAATTGATCCATTAACAGTTGCTGCTCCAAATAATTGGATTAGTAATGATCATCCCGAATGTTATATTTTCGGTTTGTTAGTTGAAATAACTGCATTTGCTAAAGACGCCGAAGCTATGGCAATTTGGCAAGGTCGGTTTATGGAAAGCATTACTGATATGGACTTTGACGATTCAATAACCCGATGGTCTGGAACGCCATTAGTAGTTCACGTAGGATAATTTAATTTAATGAGGAAACAAAGATGTCTTTAGTTAATAGTTTTGAAACTGATCTGTTAGAGTATATGTTCAATAATACTGTATTAGCGAACTTCGGCGATGCAGCGGGTATTCCGGCGACTGTTGGTGCTGGTAGTATGTTTATATCTTTACATACTGCTGATCCAGGAGAAGCAGCAGCAAATCAAAGTGTAAGTGAAATGACGTATACTGGTTACGGTCGTTCAGCAGCACCTAGAAGTGCCGGTGGCTGGACGGTAGCTGGTAATATTGCTGATAACGCTGCCGTAGAGCAATTAGGTGAGAATACTGGTACTTCTCAAACGTCTACTGATTGTGGACTTGGATTTGCTACGTCCGGAGCGACTGCCCTTTTTATGATAGGTGCAGCAGCCCTGGTTGTTAGTACTGGAGTTAATCCTGAATTCGCTATTGGAGCATTGGACGCGAGTCTGGACTAATGGATAGTCTCCTTACGAAACAGAATATTCATATAACTAGTGATAAGGATATGGTGCTATTAAGTATTGGAAACTTAATAGTCCATATTCCTTATCTTGAGAGCTTTAAAGTAGCTCAGGGCATTCGTTTGGCATCGAAAGATGCTATGCGCTATATACATGAAGATTCTACTAATTGGCCGGTATTTGCTAAGTTAAATGATTTACCGGATAAAACCATTCCGTATGAAGTTAATCGCGAAGAAAGATCAACCGTAAAAACGGATTTTAATTGGAAGGTAGGATGGGAAGGTGAAAATATTAAAATGCTTTTTGGTAATAATATGGTTAAACTTCATTTTACTATAGCTTTGAAAATTTCTGAATGGCTTAGGAACGCAGGTCATGAGTCAAAAGCTTGGGCTGGCAGAAAGGGTGCCTGTATGAATCTTCTTGGTATTCTTAGCAACGCTGAAGAGAATTACAAGCTAGGTATCCACTAGCAATAACTAATGACTACTTCAGCATTTAAAGACGGTACATCGCAAGCAGTACCGACAACGATAGCGTCACTTGACTCTATTGTTACGACTCTTCCTTCTGCCGATAATATCGTTACAGCGATTATCCAACTGGATAATACGGGTGCCGCTAAGACTATTAATGGTGGTAATTTAGAATTACGGCGCGGTACTGGTGCTACTGATACGTTAATTGCTGAATCTTTAGAAACATTCATAATTCCAGTTTCTACTGCTGCTTTTGCTTCTAAATTCGTTGTACTTACCGGTAAAGATACCGCGCCTGGAGCGAATCCAACTTATGCGGTTCATGGAGCAGCTAGTGCTACCGGATTAAATGCACAAATTAAGTTTATTATCATCAATGGTCCCGGTAATACAGCAAGTAATAGTGCGGGACCAGTCGCCCTAGCAGATGGTACTGATACCACCATCGTTACCACTACTGCAACAGGATTCCCCGCTTCAAGTGCCTCACTTCCAAATATTATTCTTGCGTCTGTGTGTATTGGCTCAAATACAGCAGGTGATAGATTAGACATGCTTGCCAATGCAGGTATAAAAATCAAGCGTGGTGCAACAACCATTCTTGATAATTTATTTGCTTGGGAAGGCCGCGAGGTTGATGCAGAAGAATGTAATACCCAATTTTACTGTTTAATTGATACTGCTGGTGCAGCAGGGCAAGCTTATACTATTACTGTTGCCAATGATCGTGGTGCTCAAGGCGATGCTTCTGGACATCTTTCTGTTTTTGCGGGTGTTGGTGCCGTTGATCTTGAAGGAACAAGCACCGCTGTTGGAGCCACCCGAACCGTTATTGGCAGTCTTGCCACAACTTTTTCCAATGGAACAGATATAGTATTTGCCGGTGCTCAAAATGAAAGTTTAGACGCAATTACCCGACCTGAATATGCAATTGGGGCAATGGATTTACGGAAGTCAGGTGACGCAACTTCCGAAGTTGATAATCTATTTCCATGGGCACTTGGGCTTTTAGGAGCACGCAGGAATACCTCGTTCATGGCAATGGGTAACCAATTCGTTGATCTTGGTGCCAGCCCGACTTATGAATTAGGCGCATTATTACCAGCTGCAGGTGACGCTAATCTAGCAGCAAATCTAGTTGCTATCCATATTGCTGATGCCGCTGGTGGTCCTGAACCAATAACCGGAACAATTGCAATAGCAGGAGCATTAACAGCGGCTCTTACAGGTGTAGGTTCTCTTACTGCTTCTATTCCAGGAGTCTTTGCTCTTACTGCTAATCTTACTGGTAGAGGTGCTTTAACAAGCACGATCCCAGCTGTCTTTACCGTTACCGGTGCTCCGAGAGCAGTTGGAGTTCTTACTAGCACTATTCCCGCTGTCTTTACCGTTACTACTGTTCTCACGGGTAGAGGTGCTTTAAGTAGCACTATTCCTACGGTATGGACTGTTACTGGTAACGTTACTGGCGTAGGGTCTTTAAGCACTACAATTCCCACAGTATTTACTGTTACTACCGTTCTTACTGGTAGAGGGGCTTTAACAAGTACAATCCCTGCAGTATTTACTATTACAGGTGCGCTTACAGCAGCAGCAAATAATGCAATAACTGGTACAATTCCTATAGCATTTACCGTTACTGCTAATCTTACAGGCAGAGGTGTTTTAAGTAGTACGATTCCCGCAGTTTTTACCGTCACTCCTGATCTTAAAGGCAAAGGAGTTCTTAGCAGTACGATTCCAGCAGTCTTCACTGTTAGTGGTACTCTCGCCGATGCGGCTGATCTTGTAGCTACAATACCTATAGTCTTTACACTTACTCCTGCTCTTACAGGTGTCGGTTCTTTAAGCAGTACAATTCCTAGTGTCTTTACTATCGCTGCGAATCTGACTGGTAGGGGTTCTTTAAGCAGTACAATCCCTAGTGTCTTCACTATTGCTGCTAATCTTACTGGTAAAGGTGCCTTAAGTAGTACGATTCCTGCCGTATTTACTATTGCTGGTGCTCTTACGGTCGCTGGTGGAAATGCGATTTCCTCAACTATTAATATAGCATTTGCCGTAACAGGAAACGTTACTGGTAGAGGTGCTTTAAGCAGTACAATTCCTGCTGTTTTTACCGTTACTCCTGATCTAACAGGTGTAGGTTCTTTAAGTAGCACGATTGCTAGTGTATTTACTCTTACTGCTGATCTTAAAGCAATTGGTATTTTAGCTAGTACGATTCCTGCTGTATTTACGATTACTGCTGATCCCAAAGGCAAAGGTGTTTTAAGTACCACTATTCCTATAGTCTTTACAGTTACTCCTAATCTTACAGGCGTTGGAAATCTAAGTTCTACTATTCCTGGCGTCTTCACTGTTAGTGGAACGGTAACTGCAATTTCTCCCATATCAAGTACTATTCCTATTGCTTTTACTCTTACCGCAGCATTAACAGGAAAAGGAGCATTAGCAAGTACGATTCCCGCTATATTTACCGTTGTCGGTGATGTTCAAGATGGTGCTAGTCCTAACGCAATTAGTTCAACTATATCCATATCCTTTGCCGTTACCGCAGCATTAAAAGGCAAAGGCGTTCTTACTAGTGTAATATCTAATCAATTTACTGTATCTGCTGATTTAAAAGGCAAAGGAGTATTAGCAAGTACTATACCTGCTGTATTCACCGTTGTAGGTGATGTACAACCAGTCTTCCCAATATTCGGGTCGATATCATTTGGGTTTACTCTTACTGCCGATCTAAAAGCTATTGGAGTTATTCGTAGTACAATTCCTATTGTATTTACTCCTACGGGGACGCTAGTTGCTATTAGAGATTTTAGATGGAAAGAACAATGTCCTGAGGCTAATCTTTTTGGACAAGTAATAGATGCTACTGACGTTTGGGCTGAACAAGCTGACGATAATACAATTTGGACGAAACAGACGTCTACCGCAATTCCAATTAAGCGTTGTGCTTAGGAGACAATTATGGGTTTAGAAACAGCAAGTTTTATTAGTCAATTGGATAGCACGTTTCCGTTAGGAGGCGATCCAATCAATAAAGGCGATGATCATATTCGTCTAGTAAAAGCTGTATTAAAAACGCAATTTCCAAATTTAACTGCCGCCGCAGTAAACGCGACAGTCGCGGAATTTAACGTTTTAGCAGGTTTGCTCGCATCAACTGCAGAGCTTAATATAATGAATGGCGCTCTGTTAAGCACAGCGGAGCTTAATATATTAAATGGCGTTGTTTCTACTACCGCTGAGCTTAATAGACTTCAATCTTACGTCGGCACTATAAACAGGGCTTTGGTTTCGGACGCCGCAGGTAATGTTGTAGTGAGTTTAGTAACGTTGGCTGAGCTTAATATATTAGATGGATTGCTTGCTAGTACGGCTGAACTTAACAAACTGAATGGTTTATTAGCTAGCACGGCGGAATTGGATACGATGGACGGTATTCTTTCTACTACGTCTGAGCTTAATCGTCTCCAGTCGTATATAGGTACGATTAACAGAGCTTTGGTATCAGACGCTTCTGGTAATATTGTCGTATCACCAGTTACTGTCGCTGAATTAAATATATTAGACGGTCTTGTGTCTACTACAGCAGAACTCAATCGTTTACAATCTTATGTAGGTACAGCTAGTCGAGCACTTGTTTCAGATGGTTCTGGTAATATTGTTGTATCACCAGTTACAGTTACTGAACTTAATAAGTTAGATGGGCTTACAGCGACTACAGTAGAACTAAATCGCTTAGTGGGTGTTTTAGGCTCTATAATAGATACTCAGGGTGGACAAACAATTCTCGATTTAATTATCACTAATGATCTTACTATTAATGGTGAACTTATTTTAAATGCTGGATATAGCGAGGATGCTGATACTTATACTGTTACAGTGGGTAGTAAAACCCTTGATACTGCGGCAGCAACTTTTTTTACTCCAACTGGTAACATGACAGCGTTAGCCTATACGTTTGTATTCAGTAATCCAGCCGCTTCAGGGCGTGTTACTAGCTTCACCTTAAAACTGCAAAATGCCGGTGTCGCAACCTCTATTACGTGGCCTACTTCTGTTGATTGGGTCGGAGGCACAGCACCAGTATTTACTGCTGCCGGAGTTGATTATTTAACTTTCTTTACCCATGATGGCGGTACAATTTGGAACGGATTTGTTGTCGGTTTGGATATGAAATAATGGCTTTTTCAGCACAAAAAGCTTTATTAGGCATTACGATTCCACTTATATTAAAAGGGTGGTGGTTAGGGGGAGATACGCAAGCTGGTGGACCTCAAGCACATATAGATGGTTTAGATTTTGTTACTGAAACAAGAATTGATCCAGCCGCTGTAATAGCAGCAATAAAAAAAGCAGGTGCTGGAATAAGTTCTAAACTCAAAGGCTACACGGGTGGGGGAATAGATTCTGTTGCAATAGTTGATACTATATTTGGATTTAATTTTTCGTCTGAAGCGGCTATAAATCCTTCTGCTACTCTCGCTGCAGCAAGACACGGGTTAGGATCAGTTAGCGCACCGTTAAAAGGATATTGGGGCGGAGGCGGAACAACGCTTTCGGCTGAAATAGATGGGTTGACATTTGCTTCAGAAGCAGCTACTAATCCAGCCGCTGTACTTTCTAAAGCAAGACAGGATTTGTCTGGCGGCATGAGTCTTACGCATGGATATTGGGGCGGTGGAGGCGGTTCTGGAGTTACAGGCAATGAAATTGATGGAATTGTATATTCAACTGAGGCGGCAAATGATCCAGCTGCCGTACTAAACACTTCAAGACGATCTCTTGGTTCAGTTTCTAGTTCAACTGTAGTGTATTGGGCTGGAGGTTTTGTCAACGGGTTTGAAATTGATGGTTTGATCTTTTCTTCAGAAACAGCCACTAATCCAACTGCGTTTTTAGACACAACTAGACAAGGTACTACAGGTATTAGTGCTTCACTTGTTGGTTATTGGGGCGGTGGGAATCTTTCATCTATTTACCATGATCTCATAGAAGATTTTACTTTTTCAACAGAAGTATTGGCAGTACTTGCCGCTACTATGCCAAACGTCGGCTCTCTCAGAGCAGGAGTTCAACCGTGGCCACAATAATAAAAACTATAGCTCATGTCGATTCAATTCTTGACGAAATCAATCAAGCCTTTTTTGATATTCCGTTTGAAAACTCGCAATTTCAAACAGAGGCTTTTGTTATAGCCGCTGCAATTACGCCTGAACGAGCTTATAGGTCTATAGGTTTACGTATGTTTGCTAAAATTCGTGCACTTCAAGAGTCAAAATTTCATCGACTAAATAATGAAATAGACTTAGATGAGATAGATGAAAAGATAGCAAAAGGAAGTCTTGATAAATACGAACTTCGCAGAGAAACTGTAAAGCGTGAAAAAACAAAGGCGGAAATACAATATAGCGATAAATTAATAAATGACGCTATAACGGAATTGAATATTTTATATAAGCATTTTAAAGCATTGCCAAAATTTACTCGTGAACAGTTTGAAGCGGGGGAAAAACAACATTTTATAGAAAGACTGTCTAGGCAACATGAGCTTTCGGGAGATCAGCAAAGCCTTATTAATTTAGACGAAGATATGAAAGCTTTAGACGTATTTGAAGAAGAAACGAAATTTATTGAGATTGTTGATAACACACATCTTCGTTTGTTGCATAATAAAGCACTTAACATTAGAGCAAATTTAGAAATTAAAGAAGCGGATGCTGAGCCATGTTTAAAAGTCTTACCATAAGTTTTGAGCCAGGATGGGAAATCTTAATTGGTTATCGATTCATTTTTAAACAAAGATAATAATTATGAGAGAACTAATACACCTTAACAACATAGGATTAAAAGGCTTAGCTCTTGATCCTTTGCCTTGGACTTTGCCTCCTGAATATATAACTAATGGTCGTAATTTTAGAATATTTGCGGGATCACTTCAAAATTCCGGAGGAGAAGTTTTATGGAGCACTGCACCAGTAGCTTTTAATCCTGGTCATCTTTTCCACGTCGGCTCAACTAGTGGAGATTTCTGGATGGTAATGGGCAGGACTGCGGTATACGCATTTGATGGTACCACTTGGTCAGCAATTACTTCATTAGCTGGATATTTGAGCGTTGGATTAGACGATGAACTATTATGGACGGCTTGTATGATAGGTCAAATTCCGGTTATAAATAATCCTCAACACGTACCTGAATTCTGGAATCCCGTATCAACGGGGCAAGTATTACAACCTTTACAATTCGATCCAACGAATACGTGGATAGCAAAAGGGTTTCACGCACATGTTTTTAGATCACATCGTAATTTCTTATTCGCTTTAAATTTAACAGAAGGCGCTGTTGATTTTCCGGATTCATATCGTTGGTCTCATCCTGCTGATATTAATGGATTGCCCGTAACATGGGATGAAACTGATGACGCGTTCCTAGCAGGGAAAGCATCTCTTGGCGGTGATGGCGGCATTATTCTTGATGGTTTGTCTTTAAGAGATGCTTTCGCCATTTATTCAGAATCTGCTATTGACGTTCTCGATTTCTCTAATGATGAATTCGTCTGGAGACGTAGAGAGCTTTCATCTACATCTGGTTTATTATCCAGGAATGCAATTGTTGAAGTAAAAGGAATTCATTTCCTATTATCTGAAGGAGATATTATTCGTAATGATGGAAACAAAATTGAATCAATAGTGCATAATCGTATTAGTTCTGATTTCGCTTCACGAATAGATGCTACCAATTATAATCGTTCTTACGTTGTTCGTAATAATGAAAAGAAAGAAGTTTGGTTTTGTATTCCTGAATCTGGAGTTGATTTTCCGAATGTAGCATTTATATATAATTGGAGAGATGATTCTTGGGCTATAAGAGATTTAACAGCAAACGTTGTATTTTCCGCTACGGGTTCTAAATCATCTGCTCAAGAAGATTGGGATACTTTCATCGGGACTTGGGATGCGTCCGTAGCTAAGTGGGGAGCTGCTGGGATTAGCCCATTAAACGAAACTTTAGTTTCTGTAAATAGAGCTACACAAACTCTTTATTTGGTAGATACAAACACTACTCCAGATAATGATTTTCAATTTACTATTGAAAGAACTGATTATCCGTTATTAGGGGATAAACAAGTTACTACGATTGTACGTGTATATCCTCATATACAAAGCCAAGGTCCAGTTAATATTGAAATTGGATCACAACAATTTCCAGATGGACCTATTGCGTATAAGCCTGCCGTAGTATTTAATCCGATAACTGATCGTAAAGTAGATGTTCGTACTACTGGCGAATTACATTGCTGGCGTATATCCGCACTTAGTAAAATTCCGATAAGTATGTCAGGAATGACAATTGAATTTGTTAAGGCTGGGTTACGATGAGTTTAAGCCAAGAACAAGTACCTTTAACAGTAGAGGATGAACTTAGGGAATTTCTCGCTAGAAGATTTGTGGAAGTAGCAAATGAAATAGATAGACCTGGTAAATTTCCAGAACGCAAAGAAATGCCATATAAGCCACAAACCGGGGATGTACATTATTTCGGTAATCCAGCGACGCATAGCTACGCTGCTGCGATTACTACTGAAGGATTTTGGGGATTAACTAATACAGGATGGGTAAAATTACATTAATGGATAATGATTTAATAATTTCCGTAGTTCCCTCTACTATGATCGATCTCATTTGGGACAAAGTATTGCCTCATATTCGAATGGTAGAAGAAAAATCACCAGAAGATATATCTAGTGACGTAACAAAGGAAGGCTTGATGAAAGGAGAATTATTACTTGTCGTTATATCGAGAAAAGTTAATATTATAGCAATTAACGTTTTGGATATACGAACTCTAGACACCGGAATGAAAGTGCTTTATATTCCTATTACAGCTGGAGCTGAAATGGAGTTATGGTTAGATAATTTTTTAAAAATTATAATAGCTATAGCAAAAGATTACAATTGCGTAGAATTAAGAGGGTTAGCTGTAAGAAACGGCTGGCTTCGTAAGTTAAAACCGTACGGATGGGATGAGTTATTTACAACCATTCGTTACAAAATTGGAGAGTGATATGTCTGGTAGTCTAGGTAAAAGCGAAAGCCAAAATCAAAATCAATTTCAAAATGAATTTGGAAGTCAAAATCAAAATCAATTTGGAAATCAATATCAGAATCAGAATCAAAATGCTTTTGATAGTATGAATCAGAATCAAAATATGAATCAAAATCAATCGCAATTCGGTCAAAATGTATGGGGTCCACAGAGCGCCGCTCTACAAAATCTATACGGAGATATTGGCGGATTATTCGGACAAACCAATCAAGGAATACAAGGACAAATTCCGGAAGCGGTCAGTCAACAGCAAGGTATTTTTAACGCTGCTAATCCCGCGTGGCAAAATCAAATGCAAGGTGGAGCATTTGCTGGAATGAATCTTCAAGATCAGTATAATCGAGCACTTGGCGGAGGTGGAAATGAACAGTTCATTAATCAGT